GGCTTGCATCTTGTTTATGTCCTGCCCTAAGTATATACTTAATAGCATTACCTAAGCAAAAACCCATGTGTCTTGTTATATCTATTACCTCAATCCCACACTTATCTTTAAGCCATGTATAATGTGGGGGATGATTAACATTATCACCAATAACTTTATCATTAGGAGATTCATAAGGCTTCCAAAACTTTAAAAAATCTAATGTAGAGCATGTGGAATATCTGGATTTGTTATATAATGTTACACAATCATCATCAGCATATACTACTTTTTCTATTTTTCCTGTAGGTATGTGTTGATAAAGTTTTCCTTTCATATTTTTAATAATCATAGTAATTTTAATAACTCGTTTTTAGTTTTAAATAACTTATTACTTGCAATGGTAACTGCATTTTCACCACCTTTTAACCAAGTATAATGTGAAGGATGATTAACTCTATCCTCCACATTTTTATTATTTTTTAATGTATCCAATGGTCTCCTATTTCTATATCAGTACTAAGTTTAACATTAGGACAGAATGGTTTTCCTCCTTGTTCCATACATTTTTGAAGAACCTTAGAGACATTACTTGCCATACTTTCAGGACATTCACAATTAATTTCATCGTGGACAGGTATACAACACTTAACTATGCCAAACAAGTTATTCTTCAAAATATAATTAAAGAATTTAATAGCAGATAATTTAAAGCACATAGAGCCTCTTCCTTGGATTCTATAATCAATTGCTTGTTTCTCAGAAGCCGTTTTACGTTTATAATAATGTTTTACTTCTGCTACTATACCATCTTGCACATAATTATCCCTCTCATACCTGTATTCCTTCCAGTACTCAGGATCCTTCATCTTTTCCTGTACTTCTTTAAGTTCATCAAAATCATATATAAATGCCTTATGTTTGGTTATAGGATTAAGTAAAATATATCCATCTCTCATAACAGACATTCTGCAATAATCTTGATATTTTTTAACTCCAGGAAAACCTTTCATATAAGATTCATATATAACTTTAGCTTCTTCTAATGGGATCTTATTATTTGAATGGATAGTGTTGAAATCTCCACCATAGTTAATTGCAAACTCGATACTTTTAGCAGATTGTCTAAGATCCTTAAATTTTTCTTTAATATCTTCTATCTTAGTATCTCTCGGTATTTGGGGATAACTCATATAGGCAACCAAGCTATGCATATCACCACTCTGTCCTTCATCATATAGATGAATCATAGATGGATCATTAGTAACAGATGCTAAGATACGACTTTCTTGACTTTGATAATCTTCACTAATCCATTTATTTCCTTTTTCAGCACAGAAACAAGCTCTTGTTTCAGTGTCTCTAGGGAGGTTTTGAATATTGATACTCTTATTATCATCAGAATCCTCTCCTTTACCACTACTTAATCTAGCTGTATCAGTTCCTAATTGATGATATTCGGGATGAATTCTTCCATCCACATTTACTTGGTCTAACCAATTTTGACCATAAGAAGATACAACTTTATAAGCCTCCTTATATTTAAGATAAGGTTCAGCTATACTACATATATTTTTTTGTGGTTTTATAGTGTTAGCATCAACTGATTTCTTTGGCTTCTTCGTTTTCTTATCAATAGTATCACAATTAAATCCAAGTATTTCAAATAATACAACTACCTGTTGATTACTATTCCAATTTATTCTGCATTGTGGATTTGGATTAAAACCAGCAAATAAATCTCCTTGTATATCTTTAAATACAAATGGATAGAATCTTCCTTTATTTGTAAATCCAAATGGAACATCATATATACCCACATTGTAAGTAACCTCTTTACCATTTTCTATGGTACTCTCTTGATGCCCATTTATCATTTTACTTCCCTTAGGAAGATGAACAGGAATCTCTTTGTAATCACCTTCACAAAGGCTTCCTACTCTTCTTTCTATTGTAATATTTGTTCTCGAAGTCTTATATTTATTAAAGTAATTTATTACCCAATTATTTAATTGATTGGTATAATTATCAAGTTCAGCTTGATCTTTCTTCATCTTATTCTTCCAACGGGGAACATCAAGCTTAACTCCACAATACTTAAAATAGACTAATGACTTAATGAATTCATTCTCTATTTTTGCAGCATTTAATAAATCTTTTGCTTTTAATGCTTCAAGTTGTCTCTTCATCATAGGAATTTCATATTTAACATCATTAGCTGCATATACAATGGTTTCTTCTGTAATTCCTACTTTTATTATCTTTCCTCTAACAGTCTTGTCTAGTTCTTCATTACAATATCTTTTGATAGCTGTCTTTAAAGAGAAAGGAGTATATCCTTCTCCAAATAGTTCTTCAGTTCTTTTTCTTAAAACTCCTGATGGATAGCCTAGATATAATAGTTGCTCGCATATCATACCATCATACACCTTCTTTGGAATTATTCCTAATTTATATAAGAACAATCCATCAAATAAGTAGTTCCACCATATAGTAAGAGTATTAGGATTTTCAAATATTGGCTTTAATAGTATGGGATCTATTGAAGTACAATCCCATACTATTTGCCAATCTTCAGTTCCTAACTGAATAGTTAATATTTTCTTAGTAAGAAAATTTAATCCTTCAGTTTCAGTATCAGCTCCTAATACTTTTTCAGTCTTTAATAGTTTTAAAGCAAATTCTGGAGATACTACTTTATACTTATCACTATTAAATAAAGTTCTTTGATCAGAAACTAAATAAATCAAGCGTTATCCTCTATATTTGATTCTCCTTTGTCAAGTTCTTTTTGCTCCTTATTAAGAAATTTAAAGCACTTTAATTTCCATGCTTCACTTCTACCTGTTTCTTTCTTAATAACGATACCTTCATGAGGCACTTTATTAATGCAATCGGGAGATAATTCTTCCATAAAGAAGTTTTTATCATTAGCCATCTTCTCCATAAACCAAGAACTCCAATCATCTTCTAGATTTTCATCTTTCTTATATAAAGAATCAGCTTTTCCATAATAAAGTTGGATAACTGGAAGTACTCCATCCACATTCCAACTTTTTACAATACGTTGAACTTCCTGAGTACTTAACTCATATATACAACCATCTACATTAGTAAGCGTAATTCTATAAACATAAATTTTATAATGTTTACCTACTGTATAACTTTCATCTTGTTTAGGTGGAACACAGCCATAATCGTAGTTCTTTTGAATATAACTCCCATTATCAGTGAATCCGACTATTTCATAGTAAATAGTCATTCCCTTAGTCATAAATGGTCTAAGTATAGAGTCAGCCTTTACTCTAAATTCATTATTTCCATAATATCCAGGTCTAATAGTAATATCATTATTAATAACTATTTTTCTTGAAGCTATTAAATAATCATACTTAACACCAGTAATTCTTCTATCTCTAGGTACAAACCAATTATATAATTTTTCATACCAACTTAAAGGAGTTTTTGTCATTACATAAGCTGATATAGCAGAAGTTCCGTGCCACTTAGATGATATATGAATAATATCATCTGGATTAATTATATGAGGATCTTTTCTAAGAAGAATAGTTTCATAATGAAAATGAAACTGCTCAGGTATAACTCTATCAAATAGTTTAACTCTCTTATCTTTCTTATTATTATTTCCTCTTTGTATAGAAATATTAGTTTGAACTATATATTTTTTACTAATCCAAAATTCTTTTCCATTATGTTCTACACTATCAAATTCAGTTCCATTTTCTTCTTCTGGAAGTTGAACATTAACTGAATTTAATATCCACTCTTGTAATTTATTATAAGGAAGAAGAAATCCATATGATTCAAATCCCTTTAATCTAATAGCTTTTACTCTTCCTTTTACATTAAATAAACCCTTTTGAGTAGTATCTCTATTCATTTCAGGTTTTTCATATAAGTTAAGATAACTAAGTAAGTCAGGATTTAATTGCGAATTTACTTGGAAATATACAAACAAACCTGGTTGTTCATCTATCCCAACTATTACACTATATCCTCCTACATGAGCTACTTTCATTCTAGTAACTTCAGGATTTGGATGTTTAGTAAAGTTATCTATCTTAATTACTCTTGAAATGTAGTTCTCATTAGCTAATTTACTTTTTGCTAGTTTCATTTAACTTATTATTTATAAATTCAATTTTAGCTTTATCGGATAACCCCGAATTGTGCCATCTGTGCCCATATGAATCTATATAATC